TATTTAAAAAACGCGTTCATATTCGAGTGAACGCGCAAAAGAAAACAAATATGTGTATTGTATTTTTGCAGCTGGAAACACTACAATAAAAGCACGATCCGCAAACGATCCGCAAACGATCCGCGGACAATAGCACGCAAACTATAAACAGTCACTTTTTAGTGTTCGTCGCTATTCCGCGTTGTTGTGCGTGTCCATGTTTTCCAGTGTAGGGATAAATAAGTATGATCAATATAGAAACTGATATTGTAAATAATCCGCACTATTTACAAGTGTTCGACAACGAATTACAAGATGCTATTAATAGTTATGTTTCAGACGTGTTCGGAAACGATCCGCAAAAGGTTAATGAAGGTTTTAACAGGCTGATTCTACATATTCATAATACTTGTTTAAACAAGTGTCCGAGTTATCCGAGTGCTCGTAACATTCCGATGTATGAATACCTGTTTAGCGTGTATCTATCATTGTGTATTACATATGATCGACTTCCTACAATCGGGATATATTGCTTGCTTGTTGGCTTGAATCCTTTAGTTGTTGAACAAATGATATATAACACTAGTGCTAGTTATAGGGGAAATTATGACAATTCCTACTTGTTTACTATGTTTCAAAACATAAATTCCGTGTGCAAAAGTATGACTATTGATAGGCTGCACAATCTACGAGGAAGTGACGCGAATCTTATATTTATATCAAAAGCCTGTTATGGCCTAACAGAAACGATGCCAGTGCAAACAATAGAACATCGTCATGTTTCCACACTTGCGGATATTGCTGATAGTATAGGGATAGATGTTTCCGATAGCTGACACTTGAAACAAAAGTACATATAGCCGTGCCCGGTTCGGTTCCTGTGAATCATCCATTGGCTATGGTTCAATATGGCATATTCCATTGATTCCATCTATTCGCTAAACACGACTTTCACGAATAGATTGATATACTGATAGGATATATACGATATATCGGCACGGTCTATCGCTCTCACATTGCCTTGTTAACTCTCATAACGTTCATGGATACAAGTACCCGGACCCCTATATATAAGTACCCGGCTGCACTTATGACCCCTCCGTAGTTCCAAAATTCAAAAAATCCCCACCTGCGGTGCGACTGCCCGGCCTGCACCTGGAATCAACCTCCTATGGATCATCTCCGTGGGAGGTTTTCTGCTGCCTGCTGTACACCTGCGGTCCCTCCCTCGCCCACGGCGTAACTGCGTAGCACCCAGAATACCCCTATTTGCTCGATTTTTGCCCCATACAGGGCTTTTCTGGAGTTCGGTGGACGAATACTCGTCCTCGACCTATCGTGGCTCAAATCGTCAAATTCACGGCATCACTATCCAGACCAGAGTTCTCCAGGGTACAAGTTGGTATGATGGTGGAGGGGAGAGTCAGGCATAGGTGGTGGGCGCAGGGAAGTCAGGGCGATGCCAGCTGCGTGGTGGGCAGGGCAGGGGAGAGTATTGATTTCTGGAATTCCGTCAAAGTCTGACTGCGTATGGATCAAACGTGGCTCCTGCACCCAGAGTTATCATTGCCGGAAACACTTTAGCGAAGTGAAGCGGAGTCCCCTTAGTAGAGGTAGGTTATACCTAGAGGAGGATACCTACCGGTAGGTTATACCTTACGGAGAAAGGTTATATCTACCTCTACATATATACCTTACGGAGTATATTTATATTTAATATTTTCGTATTATATATACTCTGGCTCTAGGTTATATCTTACTCAGTAAGGTTATACCTTCCGGTAGGTCTTTATTTTTTTTACTCCCACACTAAAGCCACTACTCTATATCTTACGGAGGTATATATCATAAACCTCCACTTAGTGTATACCTTACTCCGTAAGGCAATACCTACCCTCTACTCTTGCTTCTCACTACACTTCAAGACCGATACAGGTAATATATATACTCCCACTACTCTTCTAACGGCTCTTTGGATCGTACCTGGATTCATCCTTTCGGAACCGTTTTCAGCATGACCGCACACTTCATAAAATTTTTAGCGGAAAATTTAAAAAAAGACGAATTTTGTACTTGCAAAAATGCCTCCGAGTCGGTAGTATATTTCAACCTCAAAACACGGTAGTGCAGATGACGGTTACTTCGCTAGGATTTTGGTTTTTTTGTACCGTTATCGACTATTCTCCGTCAACGAGGTTCGGCTTATGGGAGGTACGGTCCGATGTTCTATTATGTTTTCCGCTTTGTGCTTGCCATCGCAAACCTGCTCTTCGGAGTTGCTGTCGTGGCTACGGCTAACGAAGCTGCCGAGGACAGAGGCGGTGTCAGGAACCGGCACTACGATGTTTTTGCCGGAATCGTCACAGCGATGTCTGTCGGAAATCTGGCAGTCATCATACGGAGCATGGTCACATGAGCGCAGTACACATCCCCATCATGTATCACACAGATGCGTATGATCCCGATGGCATCTGGACGGCACATCCGGGGGAATGGTATGACCTGCGGTCGGCAGAGGATATTTTCATCCCGGTTGGTACTTCAGCGATGGTTGACCTGGGAGTATCCATGCAACTGCCTGCCGGATATGAGGCCATACTTGCGCCGAGGAGCAGTACCTTCAAACGGTACGGAATCATCCAGACTAACGGCATAGGGGTCATTGACAACTCCTACTGCGGGCCGTCAGACATCTGGAAGATGCCGGTCTACTGCCTTGTTGGGACCTCTCCTGACGGAAAAGAACAAGGATCGTACATCCGCAAAGGCGATAGGATATGCCAATTCCGCATCCAGAGTGTCCAGCCTCCTGCCATCCCTTATCCTGTTGACTCCCTTCACACACAGGACAGAGGAGGCTTTGGATCTACTGGATAGTATTCGGCTCATCAGTTGGTTTTTGTTTGTCTGGTTGTCATTTTCCTGACTGATGAGCGTGAACCTCCTTTCAGCCTTGTGGCCTTTCACCGGGCCACGAGGTATTATCCCAACCTATGTGGGAGAGGGGAACAGCCAACATTACCCTTGTCTGGAGATTGCAACAAAAGTGCATAGCGCAGACCATACCGTCAGAGTCTTACCCCGGCGATGACAACTTGGTCTGGCAGAAACAGTTAACATATCTTAATAAGTGTTTCTATATCTGATGTTGTGGAAAGCCAAACTGCGGGCCTCGTACAAAAGCCTTGCTCCAGACATAAAATGTGCAGTCAACCCGGAGCCTGTTTACGGTGTTTCAGCAGGTGCAAGGGCGCATCTCCGGCGAGGAAGAAAGTTATGGGACTCTGCCTTGCCTACCTCTTGGTGATGTCAAAGTCACCATGAGGATTGGGACTGCCACTACCTCCGTTAGACCTGCCATCTTCATCTGTTTTCTCCCTGTGTGTTGTCAGAACGTGGTAGTCCCCCGTGCCGTAAGACGGATCTTTGCCAGTCTTTTTTCCATCGGTTTTCTCTGCTGGCAACCCCGGTCCAACTCCGGGGTGCGGATTGAGAGTGTTGTGTACTTCATTTCATATTCTCCAATTTCCTTTCTTTTGCAGAAGGCTCCTGTGCTGAAGAGCATGGGGGTCTTTTGCTTTACGCATTTAGGAGGACGACAAAATGGACGAGAACAGGACTGCCGAGGAATCACTCCTTGTGGCATCGCTGAAAAGCCAGATAACGGAACTTTCTGCGGAAAATGACAAGCTGAAGCGTGAACTTGCTGCCTGTGCAGCGGAGCATGACCGGATGACTGATGCCCTGGAAGTGCTGATAGACAAGTATTCGAAGCTGTTGGCCCGGACCAAGGAGTGTAAATGTTAAGCAAGGCTGAGACTGCGATCCGCAACAAACTGCTTACGATGGACTGCACAGGCGGACAGGCAAGCAAGGCCCTCATGGCAGTCACCAAGGCGGTATATGACCGTGAACCGGCAGACGCAAAACTCTTCTTCGAGGACATCAAGGCGGTCAAACAGAAGATACTCGATGAACTAAAAGTGCATGGCATCTCGACCGAACGTGCCAATGAATTGTCGGAAATGTACTGGGACTACCTGCGCTTTGAGGCCCCCTATCTTTTCGATTCATTCTGCCTTTATATAGAGCGGAACCGTCCTCCCAGAGAGCGTTTCTACCAGCCTCGCAGAAAGACCCTGCGGAGAGTAGCAGACTGTCTGCAAGAGGCCGAAGATGGCTATCTGGATGAGTTATTTATCCATCAACCGCCACGGACCGGAAAGTCGCAGATCCTTACCATGTTTGCCGCATGGCATTGCGGACGGAACTCCGAAGATTCAAACCTGTATGTGACCTACAAAGAATCGCTTGGCGGTGCTTTCCTGCGTGGTGTGCAGGAGATAATGACAGACCCCACATATCTCTATTCGGAGGTCTTTCCAAACACAAAAATCGTTGCCACGGACGCAAAGAACAACAAGTTAGACCTCGACCGGAAGAAGAAGTACGCAACTCTGTCCGGCAAAGGTCTGGAATCCGGTCTGAATGGCGAGTTTGACGCAAAGGGCTTTCTCATCTGCGATGACCTTCTGGAAGGTATTCAGGATGTACTGAACCCGGAGACTTTGAAACGCAAGCAGTTCGTGTTCGACAACAATGTCATGTCCAGAGCGAAAATGGGATGCGTGAAGATATGGAACGGCACGATATGGTCCCTGCATGACATCTACTCCAACAGGCTCGACTTCCTCCAGAATAATCCGCAGGCGAAGGGCGTCCGTTGGAAAATCCTCAAACTTCCTGCGCTCGATCCTATCACGGAAGAGTCCAACTTTGATTACCAGTACGGAGTCGGATTCAACACGGAATACTATAAGCAGCTGAGGGCAAAGTTCGAAGAAAACGAAGACCTCGCAAGCTGGATGGCCCAGTATCAGCAGGAGCCTATTGAGCGTGACGGTGCGGTATTCACTCCGCAGTTCATGCACTTCTACAACGGAGTACTGCCGGAAGAAGGTCTTTACCGCATCTGCGCTGCCTGCGATGTGGCTCTGGGCGGCTCCGACTTCCTGTCCATGCCGGTGGCGTACTGCTATGATGACGGGTCTGTATACATCCATGATGTGGTCTTTTCCCCGGAGGAAAAGCATCTGACCATGCCGATGGTCTGCAATGCCCTTGTGTCCAATAATGTCGGAAGTGCCTTTTTCGAAGCTAACCAGGGCGGTGAAGGATACAAGGACGAGACACAGGCGATGCTTGAATCCAAGTACCATTACAAGATGCGGATGGAATCTGCCTATGCTCCGACCACGAAACGTAAAGAGCAGAGGATATGGGACAAGGCGCAGGAAATCCGTGAGTTCTATTTCCGGGATGAAGGATGCAGGAACGAAATGTACAGGAAGTTCATGCTGAACCTTTACTCTTTCACCATGAACGGAAAGAATATCCATGATGATGCGCCGGACAGCCTTGCTACTCTGGCATTTTATATCAGCGGAGGATGGGGAGCCAAAGTCGAAGCATTTGTGAGGCCGTTTTGATGACGAGAGAGAGACTTGGAAAACTATCTGCTGCCAGAAGGGCGGCTGAATACTACCATGCCAAGGTCGATGCGATGCGACATCGGCAGAAGTTGCTTCTGGAAAGGATGCACACTCTTGAAGGGTCCGGGCAGATAGTCAAGGATTCCGTCAAAGGCGGCTATGGCGGGACGCAGACATTTGTCATCGAAGGCATAGAATCCAAGGAGTACTGGAGACGGAACAAGCAGTATGTCGAGGTCCATGCCCAACT